GAATCAAAATTCTTTAATAATAAATATGAAGGTAAAGAGAGCATTGCTACCGGATACAGACTTTCTCAGGAACTTGATAAACTAGCTAATGCAACGAATGACGAAAACTTAAAAGAAGCTTTATTCGGAAGGGCTTTAGCTGCACTAGATAAAACAATTGAGGATTTAACTAAAGCTGGACAAACGTCACAAGCTGGCTCTTTGATACAACGTATGAGTCCTGAAGGACAACTTCAGAACCTCATAAGAAAAGCTAAAGCCAATAACTTGGAGGTTAAGGTAGCGGACAGTGTTAAATTCAAGCAAGAGGCAACTAAGTATGTAGAAAGCGTTGATGCTGGGATACAGGAAAATGAAGTATCTGAAATATTCAGCCGTCTTGAAAGTGGCACAGCTACACCGGATGACATTAAGAATCTTAAATCTTACATGGATAACGCTAGGTCTAAAATTAACCTTACTGAAAAACCAGTCAAGGATAAGTTGAACAAAGAACTTAGTGATGTTCGGAAACGTGACAAAGTTGTTTCTTTCTTGGAAGCGCAAGAAGCAGCAGCTAAGGCGCGTATCGAAAAAAGACGTGGACGTTTAAACTCATTACCAGTCGAGGAATGGATTGATTATTCGATTCTCATCTCTTCAAAGGTGGCTAGGGGTGTTATCAAGGCTGAAACTTACGTTGAAGACCTCGTTAAACTTTTCGGAGAAGACATCAAGCCTATTGCCCGTGAAGTATTTGAAAAGGCTCAGGAGTTAGTTAACAGTGTGTCTAAGGGTTCTATCGAAGGTGATTTTCTTAAAGCGGATAAAGCGTTCAAGCGAATAACTGGTAGTAACAGTCTTAGTCAACTAGAAAGGATTGTAGAAAGCTACGTGAAGGCTAACCCTAAGGTAACTATAGCCGACATCGAATCTTTGCGTAAACTATCAAAAAGCATTACTGAATTGCAAGGGACACAGAAACTTAATGCTGACATGGAAATGCAAAAGATTCTAAACAGCTATGAAAAGTCATCTGTTAACGACAAAATAAATGCCATTCGCTATATGTCGATGTTATTTAATGACGCAACGCAGTCGATAAATGCGATTTCTGGTCCGATGATGGCAACAATGGGTACTACGTTTGATGTGCTTGGATCTATGGTTGATATTGCCATGAAGGGTGTTCTTAAAACAGAGAGAACAACAACGCTTTATGGAACTAATCCCTTGAGATTTATTGCGAATTACTTTAAATACGCAAAAATCGGAGGGAAAGCAGGCTGGGAAGGAGTTAACCCTTCTGGAATTCAAGGCACAAATGAGATAAGAGGTCTTGCTTTTAAGAGCAAAAAGAATCCCTTAGGCATCATTGAACGCTCATTAGGGGCGGTTGCTAAGGGTGCGGACTATGCGACATACAAAACTGTATATGAAACAGAACTTCGAAAGCAGGGATTCCTAGATGCCATTAAAAACGGTGTGAAAAGAAGCGACAAGGAAGGGCTGAAAAATCATATTCGGAAGTTTATGAACGATCCACCGATTGAAGCTGCTGAACAAGCGGATAGAATCGGTAAAAATACAACATTCCAACGTTCTGACACGACCGCAGGAAAGGTTGCTAACTGGTTGAACGCAGCACCTAAGGGTGTGAAACCAGCGGTTAATGCCGTTATTCCATTTGTTAGAACACCGCTAAACATTGCTTCACAAGCTGCAACGCTAACACCGTTTGGTATTTTAAAAGGAATGTTCCAGTTGTCTAGTCTATCTAAGGCTTCGCAAAGAGAAGCGCTTAGAACGCTATCTATGGGCATTACAGGTGGCGTTGGTATGACTTCACTTGGGTACTATCTATCTAGTCTTGGTATAATCACAGGTGCTAACGATACAGGGAATAAAGATGTTAACAACATCAATGAACAAGCTGGTCGTGGAAAGTATCGCTTCAATACATCTGCCCTCAAAAGATACATGGATGCACTTATTGGTGGTGAAGGTGCTGAAGCCGCAGAAAAAGCAGCTAAGTATCAAAAGGGAGATATGGCTTTTGATTATAATAAGCTTCAACCTTTGGCGTTACCGCTTGCCGCAGGAGCTGCTTTTAATGAAAAGAAGGGGAGTATTGGTACCAAACTAGCTGGGTCTGCATCTGACTCATTCGGTTCACTGTTTGGAATGTCTTCTTTGAAAGGTATACAGGACACTTTCCAACCTCAATACACCGGAACAGAAGGAGATAAGAATATCAACATTGTTAACCGTGTGATTGAGTCTTATTTTAAGTCTTTCAGCCCTTCGATTTTGGCTCAGGAAGCTCGTAGACAAGATCCGGTATCTCGCAAGACCACTTATAATGAAGGACTCAAAAAGGATCTTTCGACTTACTTCATGTCAAGAACACCGGGACTGTCCAAGAAGTTACCAGAAAATAAGGATTCTTTAGGCAATACTAAGATGAATCCTGAAGGCTTTGTGGGTCAACATCTTAATCCATACAAATCACAAACCGCTAATTACACTGCTGCCGCTGGATTAATCGCCGATGTGATCGAACGTACCGGAGATAAAACAATAGCCCCTAAAGCGCCAGCCAAGGACTTTAGCGGATATGATGATGACGGAGAAAAGGTAACCATTACATTGCCAACTAAGAGATATGAACAGTTACAGGAAGACACCGGAGCAGAAATAACAAAACGCATAATGGAAATCGAATCGAATAATGATGATGAAATTATCGAAGCAATTAAAGAAATTTACTCCGAAGTCAAAGCAGAACAAAGAGACAAATTAAGAGAAGAATATGAGCTATCCTCTAAGTGAGGTGTGAAATGATTGAATATGATGAAACAGAATTTCAAGACGGGTTCACCGCCAGTTCATTGCTACTGATTGAATCTATCCACGGCAAGGAAATTGCAAACATCTTAGATCCCCCGGTGGTGAAAATTAATGTGGACGCTAATAGACGGGATCTACGATCTAACATACTTCATACTGCGTAATCTGGAGAACTTCAAAATAGAAGCTCTCCTTTTTTATGTCTTTTATATTATTGGGAAACAGTCAGGAATGAAAAAATTCAAGAAGTTCCTGACTGCACACTTCCCTTTATTCCGCGAAGAATCGGAGGAATGGAAGCTATACGTAAACAAACAAATTGTAAATTTAGGCGGGGAAAAATTCATACCCCAAAAAGAATACCGTGGTGTGTCGCTTTCAGGGAAATTGCTTCGGAAGAATTTAACTACATTATCGAACTTATCACAGGTGGTCACAGACCAGGGAGGGCGATACCAGATGAACGAACAAGAGATAATAATAGCTGACGATGATGGACACGGAATTGACACATCAGGTAAACGTACGCCAATGTTTGCTGATGGTACTTATATGAAGGAAAACGAATTTAACCGTGCAGTTATAGATAAATTGAATGTTCACCTTAAGCGAAATAAATTTCAAGTACTGCATGTATCTGCAGGAGATACGGACGTACCACTTAAAACCCGTACAGACCTAGCGAATAATATAATCCCTAACGGCTTCGGTCGTCCAGCTGATGCTTTTGTATCAGTTCACGCCAATGCAGCTGGGAATGTGTGGAACAGCAAGGTAAAGGGGATTGAGATATTTTATCGCGCTGGATACAAAGAAGGTAAGAAACTCGCACAAGACGTGCAGGAGCATCTTGTTAAAGGTACGCCGTTGATTAATCGCGGATTGAAGACGAACAACCTACACGTCACACGTGAAGCTAAAATGCCAGCGATACTGATCGAGGGTGGATTTATGGACAATCCAGACGAAGCCAAACTTCTGATGTCTGATGCGTACCGGGAGGAATGTGCTGAAGAGATCACGCGCGGTCTATGTCAGTACTTTGGTCGCACATATATAGAAGTAACACCACCAGCCCCACCACTTCCGGTCGGCGTCAATCCGGTTAGCATTGTGATCGGCAACAATGATCCGTACAGCGGTCTGCTTATCAACGGAAGCAGCTGGGTGCCAGCCAAAGAGGTTCTGACTGTACTCGGTGTGAAAACGTGGATGTTCCAGAAGAAATCAATTTATATCGGTGAATCTTCGGTAGAAACAAAAATAATAAACAACACTAGTTATATAAAATCCGTTGATCTCGTATCTCTCGGCATTCTGAAAGGGGTGTTCTTCGATCCAAATGTCGTAAACACCAAACGAGTATTACTATTCCCTAAGGAGGATGTTTAACCATGAATGACATGATGGCTCAAGTTATGGTTTTTGCTTCAGTGCTGGCAGCAGCTGTATTTGCAATCTTACAGGCGGTAAAGGCTATTGTTAGCGTACCTAAAAATCTAGTCCCTATCATCGGACTTATCATCGGACTACTAGCAGGATGGGCCGGATATATCTTCACCGATCTTGATCTAGTTCCGCGTCTATGGGCTGGTGCTTTTGCCGGGCTATCTTCGACAGGTATATTCGAACTTGGCAAGAACAATCCCGGTCACACCAAGTAACGACTAAAAGCCCTTGCCTAGCGCAGGGGCTTTTTTTGTTTATAATGGTGGTAAGGAGTGATTACATGCCTATACAACCAACTCTCATAACTATTCCAATGGCTGAACACGTTTCTTCATATATACTCAATCGCGGAGGGTGGCCCGACTGTACACCTCATAAAATACTCGAACGGGCAACAAGCTACGAAGAACTACATAAATGGATGAGCATCGCAACAAAATCCCCGAGAACCCCATTTCCGACTAAACCCAAACAATCAGATGTATTCTACGTGGTCCACGAAGGAATTTCATATTGCTACATTTACATAAATGGAGAATGGAAACTAGTTGATGCCGCACCTACATGGTTACGGTAATTTCACGATATTTGTAATAGTTATGTATGGACGGGTGTGCCCGTCAACTCGTAACTACTGTTTATGCCAGTATTATTTCCGAAATTCTCCAGTTACTCCCCTCTTTAATGATAGAAATCTTTTTGAATAACGCCTGCATTATATCTTTCCGTGTACGTTGTGAATATAACTCCCAATTATCTTTAATCTCATTAATCGTCTTGATCGCACGTTCAGGTGTTAAATGACTAACAACCTCTTTAGGAATTGTGGATAACTTTGCTTCAAGTTCGGTAATCCTGAGCATTTCTTCCTGCATACGTTTGCTGAAATCAGCATACGGCATGTTTCCATCCCCATAAGCAAGCTGCCATCTTTCGCGGCGATCTTCACTGGATCGTATTGCCTTCCTGATTTCATCTTCTTCATTCTTTGTTTTTTTAGGGACGTGCTTTCTATTGTATTCTTCACTTATGATATAAGTAGATTTAAACACGAGTGCTGTTAATTTTTTTTCTGACAACCCACCTTGATCGCACATACCAAATCTGGATTTATTACCACATACATAATGCCGATTTTTATTCTCCGTCCGATTATCTGTTACTCCCGTGTAAGAAAACCCACACTTCCCACACTTTAAAATACCTCCGAACACATAGTCATGTGTATTTTGTGATATTGTTCCTTCTCGACGGCGATTAAGTACCGTTTGCGCCTGTTCGAATAACTCTTCGGAAACAATAGGATCATGCTGCCCATCTCTTATGATTGCCTCATCATCTTTTTTGAACTTATTGTGCACTTTTCCACAATAATGTTTATTTTCTAGTGTTAATAGAACCTTGCTATGATCCCAACGTGAGCCTTTATTTCTGCGTATGCCATGTTCGTTAAGGTATTTTGCTATCATGGTAGAACCGTCACCGGCTGCGTATCTTTCAAAAATAAATCGAACCCACTCAGCTTCATCCTCTTTAATCAGCAATCTACCATCATCCTGCCGCCGATACCCATATAGATCCACTGTGATGTTGTGTAATCCCTTCTCAGCACGTTTACGCATACCTTTGGTTACTTCTTCACCTAAGTTCTCGCGGAACATCTGAGCGAATATGCCTAGCAAATACACGAACATTCTCCCCATCGGGTTTGAAGTATCAATCTGTTCAGATAGGCTGATCAATTTAACATTTTTGGCGTTTACTAATTCAACAAGATCATATAGATCAGATATATTACGTGTCAGACGGTCTAGTTTATGGATGATAACGGTATCAAACATTCCTGACTCTAAATCTCGAATTAACTCTTGTACTCCGGGTCTTTTGAGATTCTTCGCTGACACTCCAGGATCGCTATACAATTTAATTAACTGCATATTATTTGAATTAACATAATCAATTAGTTGGTCATGTTGAGCTTCCAATGAATATCCTTCTGAACTTTGCTTTTCTGTAGATACCCTTGTGTATATTGCAACTTTTGTTTTACTTAACGGGGTACCGTCTGCTTTGACCACCATGTTATCACTCCTTGTCTGTATTGTAGGATAGAGGCAGAAAAAAGACCATACCCGATTGAGCATGGTCAATTATTCAATCATATGTATAAGTCACTTTGTTAGCTAATTCTTTCTGTTCTTTTTCCCATGAAATTGTTGTCAAAAGTGCTAACAACCCAGATGAAAAAGTTAATACTGCTTCTAATACTATCTGCCATAGTTTATATTCTTCTCCTGGTCCCATAAATATATAAGATGTCCCGACGAAACCGAGTGACAACACAATTAGCCCTAAATATATTGATGCTAAAATTATCTTTCCCTTAGGTATCATAGAAATACTAGCAAACAAACAGAAATAAATACCTATCAAATTAAATGCAATTCTACCAAGTAAATATTGTACAATTTCATTAGAAAAGTATCCAAACCACACCTCTAACCATATATTAGCTACAAAATATACAACAACTGCAGTAATAGCTAACATTGGTATGAATCCAACCCATCTAACCCAAATTGGCAACCTACCATATTCAAACATAATTATTTCCCCTTAATATACCCACATCGGCTGCGGAATTTGCTGTCACATATAATACATCAGTGTAAAACATTGTATAATTTATGTATATAATCAATTCTGAGCAATAATATTCAATTTTTTACCGCTATTAATTACTAATATATCCATGGTAAAATTTTCTCATAAAGGAAGGAGGTATAATCGGAGGTACGCGATTTGCTGTACTTTTCCACGGGTCGGAGCAGCTTACGCTACTCAAGCCTACTCATGCACAAATTCATAGAGATCGTCCATCGAACATTTCACGGCTTTGGAAATTGTCATTGCTGTAGACAATGACATAATCCTTCGATTGGTTACATAATCTGAGATTTGTGACTTGCTTATACCAGTCACATCACTTAGCCATTGCTGTGATTTATCTATTTCTCTGAGTCTTCGTGCGAGTAGGCATCGACCTGGATAGTAACCCATGATCGCGCCTCGCTATTCTTACATTTTTTTACCTTGATTAGGAACTGATGTTCGCTTATTATTAACTTACTAAGACACATCAAGAGAACGGAGTCATGCTATGTCTGATGATGAAATTAAAAAATTAATATTTGGGACAAGCAATGATAATCTAATTTTACTTATTAAAGAAGCTATTTTGTTTGATATGCGGGAACTTGAAGTCTCAATCTATAATTATTTCTTATTAAAATAATGATGATCGGTAAACCCGGGGCCGATTACTTAATCGTTTTTGAAAGTCCTCAGCAAATCCTCAATTATTTTTCTTTTGTCATCTGGCAATTTGATTATTTCCTCTGCGATTTTTAGTTTTGCTTCGGTTATCAATTCATCCCGTGTAGACTCATCAATGATATCAGCAGCTCGCAATAACTCTTCATATGGATAAGAATAAGCTGTAGAAATCAATTTAAGTGTGTCTGCTGTTACCTTTACTGGATTACCAGATCGAAGATCAACGCCTTTTTCTAAAATCCTTAAGTACGTGTGACTAATGCCTATCCGATCTGCAGCATCACGCAATGATTCCTTTCCTCTAAGGCTTCTTAATAACTCTCCTAAACCAGACATTTCAAACCACCTTTCATTAAATTAAGAAATTCACCATTGCTGCATGTAATACTTACTTTACACTACGTATAACAAAAACAAAATAAATAATAAGTAAAACATACTTGACTAATTTGGAACACATGTGATACATTGTAGTCAAGGAGGTGTTACACATGTTTAACAACAGACTTAGAGAGATTAGAACTCAACGTGGTATGTCAGTTGCAGAATTAGCCCGTAGGTCTAAAACTTCAAGACAAACTATTACTAACATTGAGCTTAATGGTCAAGAACCTTCAGGTAGTTTGCTGATACTAATATCTGGAGCACTTGATAAAGATCCGAGAGACATTTTTTTTTACGATAGTGTTACACAAGTGAAACAAAATAAAACTGCATAGGAGTGATTATGTATGAATCAACTCAGGATCGTAAGTAAAGATGGAAAACTGCTCGCTGATAGCAGAGAAATTGCATTGATGCTCGGAAAATCGCATTTCCATTTAGTTCGGGATATCGACTCTTACATTAATGTCATCGATCAAAATCCAGATTTGGATTCTGATAAATTCTTTTCAGAAAGCATCTACCAATCCGGAACAGGTAAGTCATACAAGATGTACCTTTTAACAAAAATCGGTTGCGACATGGTAGCCAACAAGATGACCGGACCAAAAGGAATACTCTTTACTGCAACATATGTAAGTCGATTTGAAGAGATGGAACGGAAATTATTAAATCCAGATACACCTTCATATATGATACCCGATCCGGTAGAACGGGCAAAGAAATGGATTGCTGAAGAGGAAAATAGGCAGCATCTTGAATCAAAAACATTGTTACTTGAACAACAAATATCAGAAATCGAACCAAAGTTAACTTACCTAGACAAAATCCTTACTTCCAAAGGAACGATTACCATCACTCAGATAGCTAAAGACTATGGCCTTTCCGGTACAGCACTAAACAAAATACTCCATGAAGAAAGAATACAATACAAGGTCAATAAACAATGGGTCTTGTACACCAAATACACGAACAAAGGGTTTACGCAATCAGAAACTATCGACATCACAAGAAGCAACGGCGAACCGGATGTAACAATGAACACGAGATGGACACAAAAAGGACGATTATTCATTCACGAAATACTGACCAGAAGAGGAATACTCCCATTCATGGATAGAGAAAGTTTAGGTGCATAGCATGAGTGAATTAAACCCATATGAAAGCATGATCAAATTCGGTCGATTACTTGTTGGATCTCCCGATGTTGATATGCCATCAAAAAATCCTGAACTCATTATTAATTTTGTGAAACTAGTAGAAAAAGAACTGCTATTTCAACCAATAGATGACTTTTTCTCACTATTCCCTCCAATCAAAAGGTATCAAGATGATGATACGTGGGACTACTTTTCAACTCAGAAAATGAGAAAAGAGAAGCTAGGTACCCACTTTGGTAAAGGTGATCTTGCACATCTACTGATGACTACATGTTATGAAAATAGGTTCATTCAAGAACTAGGTGATGCCTTGATCGAATCGATTACAGAGATGCATAAGTTAACAACTGGACGAAGCTTACTCATGGATTTCCTTGAGGAAAATGGAGCGAACCTAAAATTTGTCCCAGATTAAATCTATAAATTCAATTTTACACAACTAATAACCTTCTGAATAAGAAGATTTTTCCAAGGAGGACAACATGGAAAAGACAAATATCGAGCAATTTCAGAGAGTGAAACTAAATGTTAACAACTTATCCCCGGAATTGATACTGCGAATGAGCAATGAGGTAGAACAGGCGAAGTTAAAGGAGGCGAAGAAAGTTGGCTAAAAAACTCGATGATATCACAAATCGCAAACTGACACTGGTAATTCCATTTAAACGACCGGACAAGCTCAAGCGTGAAACGCGCATATTCACACCAACATGCGGTTGTGGCGCTGAAGCAGAGTACGAAGTCTACGACAGCTTACAGCCACACTGTAAATCGTGCACTCAGGAAGCCATGACCAGCACGATCAAGCCATTTGTGAGACCGATCGGAGGGTTTGACGATGCAAGCTAATACGGATCCACGTTACCCACAGCCCACACAGTTCATTGTTGATACTGCTGACGGAAGACACATGCAATGGCCTGCTTACGACTATGACGATCTGCTTAGAACACTACACTTTTACGGACACACACCAAAGAAGATTCTGCCACTGAGCGAATACGAGGCTGAAATAGCCGCAAAAGAAGCGCAAGAGGAATTGATCTACCAATGGCAATTGGAGTTAGAAAGAGAGTTGAAAGAATCTGCTTAAAACGGTACTGGACATAATCGAACATTATAAAAAGGGAGACGATGAAATGATTAGAGTAATGGGAACGGCAAATCTAAGATTTAACTACGAAGTGCAGCTTAATATGACTGAGGTTGAATTTGATAGTTTAACTGAATTAAAGCAAAACGAAGTCATTGAGTCAGCAATTGATTGGTTTGATGTATGTTGTAGCGCAGAGGTTGATGAAATCGAAGTAGATGATCTGGAAGAAGTTGAAGTATGAAGGACATTCCGAACAACAGACTATTTTACTTAGAAGCCGCCAAAGAAGCAAAGGCAGCAGGGAAACTAAGTTCAGTGATGTTAAGAGTGTACCTAATGAACTATGTAAGAGCCTATAGACGAGAACAGGCAGCCATTGCAGTGGCCGCCCGAGAAAGACTCTTTGAAAATTAATGTACGTCCATCTTAGCACGAATTAGGGAGGAATGACAGATGCAAGCGATTCGTTTGGTGGGTACCAAGGACATGGAACATGACGAATGGTTAGAGTGGCGGCGAAGTGGCATAGGTGGTTCTGATGTGGCTGCTATCTGTGGCTTGAGCCGTTATAAATCAGCTTTGGAGGTCTACTTAGACAAAATCGGAGAGATACCACCTATCGCAGATAACCCAAAAATGAAGGCTGGACGCATCCTCGAACCAGTTGTAGCTGATTGGTTTGAAGAAGAAACCGGAATTCGTGTTCAAAAGCAAAATTACATCTTCCAACACAAAGATCATCCTTGCATGCTTGCGAACATTGACCGCTGGGTCCCAGGAGAGAATGCCGGACTTGAAATAAAAAACACTGGAGAATATTCACGCAATCACTGGTTCGAAGGTAATACAGAAGTCATTCCGACTGAATACCAATTACAAGCTAATCATTATATGGCTGTAACTGGCGCGGACAAGTGGTATGTAGCTGTACTAATCGGAGGTTGGGACTTTCAGTGGCGAGTAATTGAGCGTGATGAAAACCTGATTAACAGCCTCATCACAATTGAAGAAAACTTTTGGAATGACCATGTGAAGGCGAAGGTTCTACCGGAAGTTAAAGCACAAGACACCAACCTAATGAATTACATGTTCCCTCGTAGCGCTTCTACAAGCGTCAATATAAGCGAAGTCTACTATGACCTTGTAAATAGACTACTTGTTACGAAGACAGCTTTAAAACAGGCAGAGGAAGATCATGAGGACGTGAAAAACAAAGTTAAGCAGTTGATGGGTGAAAATGAGCTAGCAATATGGAAAGATGAAAAACTTTGTTCTTGGAAAACAAACGCACGCGGTAGTCGCGTATTCAAAATATTAGGAGGAAATTAACAATGAATATGACAATGAAAGCAACAACTAGTCAAAGTGATTTAGCAGGAAAATTATCAAGTATAGCTACAACAACAACTACAACAACACCAACCAAAGGTAAAACCATCAATGACCTATTCGAACAAATGAAGCCAGCTATTGCACAGGCTATTCCTAAACATTTAACTCCTGATCGTCTCCTTCGAATCGCTACAACCAGTATCCGCACTAACCCTAAACTAAAGGTTTGCTCACCTGAGAGCCTTCTTGGAGCCGTTATGCAGTGTGCTCAGTTAGGACTTGAACCCTCTATCTTGGGTCACGCATACCTCATTCCTTATCGAAATAAGAACAAAGAAACAGGACAATTCGTAGACGAATGCCAGTTCCAGATTGGTTACAAAGGACTAATTGAGCTAGCACGCCGCACCGGACAGATTAGCAGCATCATGGCGCAGGCAGTTCACCAGAATGATGAATTTGAATATGAGTATGGAATTGACGAGAAGTTGAGACACGTTCCAGCAGATGGTGATCGCGGCCCTGTAGTGAAGTATTACTCATACGCTAAGTTTAAGGATGGTGGTTACTCGTTCATGGTTATGAGCCGTCAGGACATCGTGATCCACCGCGATAAATTCAGTAAGGCTAAGAACTTCGGACCATGGGTAGACCACTTTGACGAGATGGCGAAGAAGACGGTTCTTAAATCTCTAATGAAATATATGCCGATCAGCGTTGAGTTCCAACGCGCAGTAGATCAAGACGAAACAACCAAATACTTCGATTCCTCAGCGGAAAATATGAGCGAAATTGTAGATGTTACGGATTGGAAAGATGTTACTGAGGAAACGACAGAGACCATGTCTGATCCTAATCAGGCAGAGCTACCCTTCTAACGGAGGGTAGTAGTTAACGGAGTTTACAAAGCCACCCACGCGCGCGTGGAGTTATAAGGAGGAAGCATAAATGATTGGATATGCAAAAGAAGTTAAAACGATGTTGGTGAATGAAGTAGGCGGTACACCATTTGATTCTACCTTGAACTTAAAAATCAAAGAACTTGGAGAACTTGGATATGTTGAAATAGTCGATATCCAGTTTAGGGCAAATCCAGATATTGAAGGTGTTATATGGTATAACGCCCTTGTTATCTATAAAGAGGAAGTGTGATGGAACGTGAAACTGTTATCCAACAAATGGACAAGCACCTAGCAGTCTGAAAAATATGCCCGAAGAAACTGGATAAGAAGTGGGCGCATCCATCCTATAACCGCCTACAGAAAGTTTGCAACAACGAGTGTCCAACGGGCAAGGAACTTCAAAAGGTTGCTGATGATCTCGATCAGATCGTGAGGGATAAGCGCAAGAAGAAAAAGAGAGGAATGAGCGCATGACCAGTGCAGATTATGAAAAGTTGGCGCTACGTGAGATATCGGAGAACGGCAATGTATCACCTTCACTTGCTATCAAGATGCTGATACACATGAAATCTCTTGAAACTCCAAGAGTGCAGATTGATAAGCGGCTGCTGGATCGGAGCTATGGATTCAAGGCATACAGAGAGAGGAAAGTGAGCGCATGACTAGGCAGGAACGGATTTCTGCTGAAATAGAAGTATGGGAAAATGCCGTACTCGTCTACACCAAAAATATGGAGGAAGACATCAAGTACGGCGACTATGGAGGCATGCAGTACAGCAAGCATATGATCCAGTTTAGTCAGAAGAAAGTGGAGGAACTTGAGGTAGAACTGCAGCAGCTTATGAGTGCTTAATCTTTGACGTATTCCAGTAGATCACCAATCTGGCAATCGAAGAAAAGGCAGAGCGCTTCAATCGTGGAATAGTCGATGCGTACATTTGTACCATCATAAAGACGACCTAACGCCGGAGCGCTTACGCCTGTTTGTCTCGATAATTCATTTAAACTGCGGATCTTTTTACCCGCCATAAGCATCGCTAGATTACTTTTTATCATCATTATCACCTAAATCTATCATACTCATAACAGCTTATAAGTAAACGGTATAACTTCAATCGTAACGTTAACGTTGTAATTATAATGATACCGTGATATATTTAACTCAAGAAATAAAGGGAGGTTTAAGTCATGAAATTAAAATCCTATCCTCTACGACTTTCCGAAGAACTGCACAAAGAGTTGAAACTCTATTGCGTGGAAAAAGGAATTTCAATGCAAGATTTCATTCTTGGAGCAATCGAGGAAAAAGCTGATAAGAAGATATTCACGCCGGAACGAACGGCGGTGTAACTATGGCCGAGAAACGAATGATCAGCAAGAGTATCAGCATTTCAGAGAAAGTGAATATGCTGCCTGAAGTGTTCGACATGTTACTGTTCACTTGGATTATTCCTCACACTGATGATTTCGGTAGGCTTACTGGATCGCCAGCTAAGGTAAAAGCATTAGTCGTTCCAATGTTGGACAAGTCCATCAGAGACCTTGAAAGATCCTTACAAAACTTGCATGATGCAGGGCTTATTATATGGTATCAAGTTGATAAAGACAGATACATTCAAGTGGTTAATTTCGATGATCACCAGCAAGGATTGCATAAGAGAACTCGCTCTAAACTACCGGATCCTTCAGTAAATAATAGTGAACTTCCGGGAACTTCCGGGAATTTCCTAAATGTTCCCTCTGAACTGAACAGAACAGAAGGGAATAGAACAGAAGAGAAGGGAACAGAAGAACATGGTGTGTCTACCTCTCAAATCATTCTAAAACTAATAAATAAATACAAGATTGAGTGCAAAGGCACATTCCAGTTGGAACAAATATCGGCTTATATCGGTATTTTCGACATTGAAGTGATTGAATCAGCCATTAAACAGTCAGAAAACAAGAATGTACCGTATGCAATCAGCATCTTAGAAAGACTTAAAACGGAAGGAAAGACAGGAAAGGAATCTCTGAACAATGTAAAGAAATTCCCGGAAACTCCCGGAAGACTAGACTTTGTAGACAACCTATAGGAGGTGCAATGTGGAAAAGGAGCAAGCGAAGGAAATATTCAAACATCTGGCAGCCTGTTACCCCAACTGGAAAGTAGATCAGAGTATTGCAGAGGTTTGGGTCAAGACACTTTTAAACCAAGATCATGAAAATGTATGGGCCAACGTGGAAGAGTACAAAGTCAGCAGCGAGTACCCACCATCCATAGCGGCAATCATCAAAATCAACTCACGGATCGAAGCGAAACGAGAAATTGAACGAACACGACAGAAGCTACAAGAACAAGAAGCGATCCGAAACAGCATTCCAAGAGAACTACCATGGGTGCGCGAAGGAATGAGCCGGGAGGATTGGACGAATAAGGTTATCGCTGAGAAAGCAAAGGAAGAAGGTAAGAAATGGAACACTTCAGCCTAGAAGCAGAGCAGTCAATCATCGGATCAATTCTGAAATCGCCTGAACTGATCTATGAGGTCACCTTACAACCGGAAGAATTCTATCACGTTGGGCACAGAATCGTGTTTGAAAAAATGATTGAGCTAAGAGACGTGAACACAAAGATAGATGTTGTATCTCTAGTGGCGAGTCTAGGTGATCAGATTCAAGAGTTAGGCGGTGCTTCTTATCTGCTAAAACTCAGTCAGTCGATTCCAACCGTTGCAAACTTTGTTTACCACGAGCAAATTGTGAGAGAGAAAAGCTTAATGCGGGAAGGAATGCGGTCGCTAGATGAAGTTTACAACGCTGGTTTCGATGACCCGGCAGAGTTTGCAGCTGAGCTGACAAGTATCGCTGAGGTAATTGGTGACGGTTCAAGAAGAAAAGAAGGGTTCGTTCATATTAGCGAAGGTTTAGAGAGCCACTACAACCAACTGCAGGAAAAGAAATACTCTGAAAAGCCAGTAGGAATAAGCACAGCTGGAACCGCACTCGATCGGATCACTGGAAAGTGGCAAAAGCAGTCACTTAACATCATCGCAGCTAGACCATCGGTAGGGAAGACAGCATTGATGCTTAACAACGCTAGGAAAAACGCGCATGAAGGTATGACAGTAGCAATTTTCAGCCTTGAGCAGCCAGAAAGACAACTCTACGACCGGATGATTTCTGCAGAGTGCTTGATTGATGGAGATCGCATCCGAACAGGCCAATTGCTAGATAACGAGTGGGAAAAATACGTTGTAGCTTACGCAAAAATGGTAGGACTAAGCCTCTACATTGACGATAGGCCGGGGCTGACAATCCAAGAAATACGCTCAGCAGTAAGGAAACTTAAGAAAAAGAACCCAGACCTCATTGTCTATATCGACTACCTACAGTTGATCAAGGGCGGTAAGAAATTCGATAACCGGACTATGGAAGTAGGTTATGTCAGTACCAGCTTGAAGCACATGTCACGAGAGAACGACTGTCCAGTAATCGCACTGGCACAACTTAGCCGGGGTGTAGAGCAACGCCAGGACAAGCGTCCGATGCTATCAGATCTACGGGAGTCCGGGAACATCGAACAGGATGCAGACACCATAACATTCCTTTACCGAGACGATTACTATGATAAGGAAACTGAGAAAAAGAACATCATCGAATGCATTGTTGCAAAGAATCGCGAAGGCAGCGTAGGAACAGCGGAAATGATCAACATGAAGCAGTACGGAAAGTTCGTAGACATCGACATTAACCACCATGAGTTGCCAGACATTAGGAAAGGAGCGTAACCCATGAGAATCCTATGTAGACTATTCGGCCACAAGTACGACTACAACATGCGGAGATGGCACAAACGGTGTAAGCGGTGTGGGAAGACGGCGTTGTGAGAAAAAATAAGGAGGGTGAAGGAAATGGAGAAGAAGAGTATCAATTTTTGGAAGACGAGTAATGCAGCAGTGGAAATTGTTCAGATGTGCTGTCCGTTTTGTGATGGTGAATGGTATGAACTCGATGATCATGAACTGGAAGATTGTCCTTTGTGTGATGCTGAATTTTACGAAAATCCAATGAGAGAAAGCTATGATTCCGAAACGTACACACTTATTGTTGATCATAAAACAGGAGTTCCAAGCTTGATCAAAATGGGGGAGTACGAACCTGTAGTGCGCGATAGCGCCACCGACCCGACCGAATCACCCAGCGTAGCGGCAGCCGAAACAGGTATAGGGGGTTCCTATGAGTAAACTAACAGAGATCAAAGAATATGTGAATGGAACGGATGAAAAGAGATTTATTCCAGGAATAAGGTATTTTGAAGATGTATCCTACCTACTTTCTCTCCTAGAAGAAAAGGACAAAGCCCTAGCGTTCTATGCAGACGGAAATCATTACACGACTGAATATTTAGGAAAAGGCATGGCAGAAACGAGAGTAAGAGAACGAGGGGAAATCGCCCGTAAAGCCCTTAATACATCATCTAACAACGAAGGAGAGATATAGATGAAACCAGAAAGATTAAATGATCTGAAAACAACACCTATACAAATGTGGTTAGACAAGGACCGTGTTGAGTTGCTGGCTGCTCTAGAAGAGACAGAACACCTCCTTACGGATCACGGACCAAATGGCCGCAACTACACCAACGATCAGTATGTAACACTTCGTCTTGAACTGGACTCAAGTACAAAAATGATCAATCGATTAGAAAAGGAGTTAGCAGAGGCACAGCAGCAAAAACTTAAATACAAAACAGAAGCTGAGCGTCTGAACGAGATATGCAAACAACTGGCTGGAGAAGAAATGCTGTTTCAAGATGGTGAATACGAAACTGAAATGCAACGGTTATGGAATAGGTCGGTTGAATTGCAGCACCAACTAACCGGTAAAACCGAAGATTTGGCAGAAGCCCGGCAGCAACTTGTAAGTAAAGCTTTGGAGTTGACCCAGGCTGAGCAGACCATAGCCCGGCAACGGGAGGGACTGGATTTCTATGCTAATCAAGAACATTGGGAGCTGCCAAGCTTCGGTAGAGGTCAATCAAAGGTTACGAGCGACAGAGGAAGTAAAGCACGTGAACTGTTGAAGGAAGGGAGCGACAAGGCATGAACCAAGAAAAGCCAATCGTAATAACGGTTTTGGTCAAGGGCGGTGGATACGAAAATATAGGTATCCTGCCAAGTATGATCGGACCATTAGCAGAAGCAATTCGCAATAAAGGGTATGAGGTTGCTCATCTGCCTAGTAAGTCAATAGAGGTTGAAGGCATCCTAATAACGGGAAAAGGGATCGGTGAGCGAGTTATCATGCTCGGAATGGAGGGAGCCAAGGCATGATGATCTTCCTTTGTCTATGGATTGCTGGGTTATCAGGTTTTTACTGTGGGTACAAACAGGCTGAAATTAAGTACAAGCCGAGGGAGGGTAAGTCATGACACAGGTAAAGGATAAGACAGACCAGCAGCTTAACCGGGCACTGGCGGAGTTGATGGGGTACAGAGTCTACCACTATGACAAAGATGTGCTGGGGCGCTGCTATTTTGAATTAACAGATCCTGAGGGATGTTCGGAGATTGTATTCGGTGGAGAACGTAATACGGAGCTTGAAGCATGGGCTGACGTTCCTAACTACTGCAATGACCCTGCTGCCAGCCTAGAGGTACAGGCAAAGGCGCTTGAATTGAATTACAAGGCGTATATTGACCACTTGGATGAGTTCGTAAACACTGATGAACTCACGATATGTTCAGAACCAAGCTATAGAGCTATAGCAAGTTTGTTGCTCGCCAGCCCACGAGAGAGGGCAGAGGCGGCATATATCACGCTACAGGGGTAGTGGAGAGGAGATGGATATATGAGGGAGATCATTGTCGATAACTTCGCCGGCGGAGGCGGCGCATCCACTGGCATTGAATTAGCAACTGGGCACAGTGTAGATATTGCAATTAATCATGATCCAGCAGCTATCGCAATGCATAGGGTAAACCACCCAGAAACTGTACATTATTGTGAATCGGTATGGGATGTAGATCCACGAGAAGTTACAAATGGCAGAAATGTTGCCCTTGGATGGTTTAGTCCTGATTGCAAGCACTTTACGAAAGCGAGGCCTTCCGAGAAGCCAAAGGATAAAAATATTAGAGGACTAGCCTGGGTGAAAGTGAGATGGGGAGCAACCGTCAAGCCGAGAGTGATGTTTCTTGAAAACGTTGAGGAATTCAAAACTTGGGGACCACTTGATGATCAAGGGAAACCATTATCCAAAAAGATTGGTAACACGTTCAATTCATTTGTAAATGCATTACGGAACATCGGTTATGAGGTTGAATGGAAAGAGTTGAGAGCATGCGATTATGGGGCTCCGACCACGCGTAAGCGAATGTTTATGATATCAAGGTGCGATGGTCGTCCTATCGTATGGCCCAAGCCTACACATGGAGATCCAAGCAGCTTGGCCGTGCAAGCAGGAAAGCTAAAACCATGGCGTACAGCAGCCGAGATAATCGACTGGTCCATACCTTGCCCATCTATCTTTACACGCAAAAAAGCATTAGTTGATAAAACATTAAAACGAATTGCAAAAGGGCTTTTTAAATTTATTATAGACAACTCTAATCCATTCATTGTGCCAGATGGAGCTTGTGCAGAAGGATTGAAAGATCGAGGTGAAATGGTTGCGTCATTTTTGACAAGTTATTACGGAGATACAACAGGGCGAGATATACGAGGATTATCTCTAAACGACCCATTACACACAATCACAGCCGGTGGAAATCGATTTGGATTAGTTACTAGCCACTTAGTTAAGTTTAGAGGCAATGAATTCGGTATACCAACAACACAACCGATACCTACCATCACAGCTCAAGGCACGCATTTAGGTGAAGTGAGAGCGTTATTGATCAAATACTACGGTGCTGGAATAGGTCAAAGTTTAAACGAACCGATACACACAATACCAACAAAAGATAGGTTTGGATTGGTGCTCATAAAAGGAAGCCCGTATCAGATTGTTGACATAGGATTCCGGATGTTGCAACCGCATGAATTGTTTTTAGGACAAGGATTTCCTAAAAGATACATTATTGACGTGGATGCAGATGGTAAGGATTATCCTAAAACGGCTCAGGTAGCCAGATGCGGAAATTCAGTGCCTCCACAATTTGCTGAAGCTCTAGTAAGGGCTAATCTACCAGAATTGTGTACCGGATCTGGAAACTTACTGACTCTTGAAAAGTATTCAGAAGCAGTTGGACAGCTCGAATTATCTATGTAGATTGCACCATATATCGAATACTTTTAATTGGCCGACAGGCTCCCGTAACGACCGAATAGGCGCGAGCCGTAAGAGATCATTCAGATCATTAAGGGAGTAGGAGTATCCCTCCTCTCCCAAAGGAAGAGTAGACGCATAACGCGCAGGAGGGGAAAGCATGAATGTTACCATCCGAAAAGCAACGGAACAAACTTTTTGGTATGCGGATTGTATAGGGGAATCCTTCGCTGTATGTGAAATTCATGATGATCATGAACGAGGTCAATATACAGTTAATGACGGAGAATACAACAGAATTATTCTCAAAAGAGATTGTTGGTAAAGTACATTTCGAGATACAGGGACAGAGAGGGTTAATAGCCCTCCTCTCCCACAAGGAGGATATAACATGAAACTGAAATATACATGTCCACACTGCAGGATTAAATCTTACTCAAAACTTTGGAATGCCGAGACAATGAAAAAGTACGGAACATACTCAGATGAAATTTGCGAGATTCAACAAAGGGAAAACAATTCATTTCACATTTGCCCTAATCCAGAATGCAGAAAAGAGTCAGAAATGTTTAAAGGTGATTTGATCAAGATCGGGGAGGAAGCCCAATGACACAAAGGGACTGGCAAAAGGATATGGATGATGTACAAGGCTATCTGAAGAATAAGCACCTAGTCCACCATAATGAACAGACTTTAAGAGGGGAACCAGTTGCTGAGGTACTTCAATACTGGCTCCAAGAAGCCAAAGAACTCCAAGAGATCGTGTCGGGACGTGGTAGAGAAATACTAAGACTTCGCAGCTTATTGGGAGGTCTCAATGATGAACTGACAGCAACAGAAGACCGCGCAGACGCAGCAGAGGCACGGGAACAACAACTAAAAGAGGTGGTACAGCTTGCGGTTAATGATCTCGGACTTTGGGACGACAAAATAACGGCGGCGAACGTTGTGTTAGGACAATTACAGCGCGTCTTATCCACCCTTTACCCAGATACCCCAGCACCCAAGGAGGAAACTGATTGGATTAACGAAGAGTCTTGTGCCCGTTGTGGAAGAAATAAGCCCGTTGAAGGATATGAATGGTGTTCAGAGTGCCGACAGGATTTGGAAGCCAAGGAGGGCGAATAGACATGCCAAAGTACAGAAAGAAACCTGTGGAGATAGAAGCTATCAAATTTGAAACAATCGGAGATGTGTATGACTTTACTGAAGGTAATATGACGCAACCGTTAAACGGGAAAGTAGGGATAATTACGCTTGAAGGAACAATATGGGCATCACCCGGGGATTTCATCATCAAAGGAGTAAAAGGCGAGTTCTACCCTTGTAAGCCAGATATATTCGCAGAAACCTATGAGGCGGTTGAGGAAGGAGATAACCAATGACACTCAAAAAAGGCGACTGGATTAAATTTAAGGCTGGCGGGGTTGGGCTGATCACTAGAATGGCGAAAGATAGAAGTTGGGCAGATGTTGATTGCGGACGTTGGTCGAAGAGAGTTCCTGATCCTGATAAGCATCTAGAACGAATTGAGGGACAGGAGGCTTACCAATGACACTCACAAGGGAAGATAACGATATACCGAAAATAATACGCCGAAACTTATTTCAACAAAAACATGGTATGCATTTCGACTTAGAGGATGTCCTTAATGATTCTGATTTGATGGAGAAGATCATCTATCTTTATGACATCGGTATAACAGTGAAGATGATAAAGGGCGCTTACTCTGACATTGAGAATGAGAGAGGCGAAGATAACCGAACAGTTACAGAGTCTATCGAAGGCAGAGAGTATTACTGATTGGCCGTCAGGCCTCCGATTCGACCGCATTACTTAGCGTAGCGGAGGCCGCAGGGCTGGATGAACTTATAAGGGGGCTGAGACCCCAATCAAAGGAGACGATACACGATGGGATTAGATATCACAGCATACAGAAAATTGGAGATTGTTGAAAATCCAAAATACGACGAGTATGGAGAATTAGAAAACTGGGATACAGAATGGAAACCGGGATCGAGTATGGAATGGGCAGAAACTCATTTCCCTGGACGTGCTGAAGGATTGGATTCAACAGCAGTTTATAGATGGAGTGAAAAGGAAGGATTTAGAGCAGGTAGTTACAGCGGATACAACTGGTGGAGAGAGAAGCTTGCAGAGCTTTCTGGGAAAGCAGCTTTTCAGGAGTTGATTAATTTCTCTGATTGCGAAGGGTGCATCGGCAGCGTAGTTTCGAAAAAGTTGTCCCAAGATTTTCAGACGTATGAGAGTAAAGCTAAACAATTCTCCGAGGGAATCGAAAACGGAAAATGGTGGTTTGAAAAATACTTGAACTGGAAAGAAGCATTTGAAATGGCTGCGGATGGCGGAGCAGTAGATTTCCACTAGAGGTATAAGGGGGAGAAGAGGATATGAAAGTTAAAATCGTAAGTCACACACCGATATGTCCGGTTCCATGGTGGTATAAAAATCATGTTGGTGAAGAATTCGATGTCTCTGAAAATGGTCAACTAGCTCACCTCTATAAAACAAATGGATTAGCTGCCAAAAGCATAATGAAGTGTGACTGTGAAGTGATGAAATAAGGCCGAAGGGCAACGGATCGACCGAATAACTCAGGCGGAGCCGATAGCCGTATAAGGTTATCTGCTCCCCATAAAGAGAGGAACAAGACACTATGTATGAAATTGTTCATTATATTTTTTCAAGCTTCTGGCGCTGGCTTGGAGCAGTGATATTGCTAGGAGTAATTGCAGAAGGATTAGGTGGGATGTTCAGAATCAAAGTTGTCCGCACTATAAAGAACCAGAAAAATGATCGGGAGGGTACAGACAATGAGCAGCAAGTACGGGGCGAAAAAGACGCAAGTTGACGAGATAGTTTTCGATTCACGCGCTGAAGCCAAGAGGTACCGTGAATTAATGCTCCTGAAACGCGCTGGAGAGGTCACAGAGGTCGAGTTACAGCCATCATACGTATTAATTCCCGGATTCAAGCACAAAGCCACAGGCAAGCGTGTACAAGCTATCACATACAAAGCAGATTTCTTGGTCACATATGCAGATGGACATCAAGAGATCGAGGATGTGAAAGGGATGAAGACTCCTGTCTACTCACTTAAGAAAAAGTTATTCATGCACGCTTATCCAGACTTGCAGATACGCGAGATAAGCGCATGATGGCGGCATGGATCAACATAGGTGAGTCCTACGAGCTTGTGAGCGAATATGGAGCCCGTGTAGGCACTCTTATAACGTTGGACAAGCAAATACATCACCGCAACTTAAAGTCGCTGTATGAGCCTCCTATTGGCTTTAGAGTGGATAAGTATAAATTCATCGAAAAGAGACTCGTGAAGAGAAAATCAGCGTGAAATAAAGTTGAAGAAAACCAAAGAAATCAAGAGATAATAGTACAATAATGGTAGTAAATATAGTATAATATAGGTAATATCAAAACATTTGGACGAAAAGAGGGGTATTCGTGGAAATATCGGAATTAGTAGCTAAAAGGGAACAGTTACAGTATGAGTTGAACACGGAAAATCAGCGCGGAGCCGTAAAGGATGGGGCTAAGGTTACTCAACTAGAAAACGACATCAAAGCTATCGATATTACCATCGAAGAACAGAGTAAGGCTGAGGAATTACAGGCAGTTACGGCAGACGCTGCAAAGTTTATGGATAGTCTGGACTTTGAAGGTATAGATCCTAAGGATCTTTTTATCAACTACAACGAGGAAAAAGCAGAGGCATCTTATAATTATGTTAACTCAGTGATCCAAAACGCCATCGTTGAAATGAAAAAGGTAAACTTGCTGAGAATCAAAGAACTTGAAACCACTAATGCAGCGTTACAAGATAAATATAATCAGTCTGAAGAAGCAAACGAAGCCCTGAAACACATTGTTGATACTGCTAAATTAGATATCAATGACGCAATTAGTAAGCGTGATGCAGCTGCTAAGGCGCTTGAAGAAGCAAACGAGGAAATCACTAGATTAAATAGTCATTTGGAGGATCTTCGTAAAGAAATTGCAATTGGAGCCGCAAATGCTGCAAAAGTAGTAGAGGTAGATGTCCGGTCAGCTCGTGATAAGTGGGAAGAAGAACGCCGCAAGGAGGAAGAATCCAAGGCTGTCATTTACAACCTACGTTGGGAAGATGATATCAGACGCACTCATTACCTTGCAGAACTTGCAGAGACAGATGAAACTATTCGGTTTAAGTACTTGGAGAAAGGAAAATATCGGGTGGTGACCAGCGAGGATGCAGAATCGTTTCGCACCGCCTACCTCCAAGAGCAAGAACGTAATCATGAGGATATGGCACAACATAGCAGTGTGGAGGACGAGCCAGTAACGGTTCCAGCCTTTCGTGAAGAAGATACCAACAGCGCAACCAGTGGAGTGGATCAGGCAGACGTTAGTGTCGAAGTGGCAAGACCGAGTGTTGAAAAAAGACTTGAAGCGCTTGAGTTAGCGGTATTCGGATCAGTGAGGGATGCAGCCTAACGGCTGCTTTTCTCTCATGAAAAAAGGCGATAGAGTACTCCATAAGTCAGGAAGTAAAGGGGCAGTAGACCGTATTACAAATCCATGGGTATTCGTGGTACTTGATGGAATGAACATAGCTATACCGTACAGTATAAGTAGTCTGGAAGTAATCGAAGAGAAATAAAAAGTTATCTATAGGGGGGATAAACATGAAATGGCAAGATTCGTACAATGATACAGTTTCTGAATTACGTATCCTGCAAATTCGTGAGATGGAGATTAGGAGACGGGTAGATATGGCCCATGCAGTGTTATTCTCAGGAGGGATGCCGTCATCTATTTACTGCCATATACCACTTGATAAAGGGATCGAGAAGTATAACGCAGCAATTGATGAACTGGAATTAATACAGGCAGAGGTGGACCATCTACAGAAAGTTAAAAACGAAATGGAACAATACGCAGCTCAGTTCGAAGGTCTGGCAAATGTAGTTATATACAAACAGATAATTGAAAACAAAACATACCGTCAGATGGCACCGGAACTTGGATATAGTGAATCTTATCTGCGGAAACAAGTTATGAAAAGGAACAAAGAGGGAACACAAACTACAAAAGCATCATGATATTGTGTAAGTATGAGGAATTGGCATTCGGTAGCGCGCGAACCGCCCCTAAGTGCTGATTCCTCGTCACTTTCATTCACTAATGTTCACTCCTTACTGAGCGTCGATTGCTACGGGGCGGCGCTACTTTTTTTAGCAACAACCGCACACTACGAAGGTGACAGACTCGCTCCTAGTGGTGGTGTGGAATTGTATATAGATGCGATTGCATCAAGCGTAAGAGTGACGGTCAATGCCGTTGCTCTTTTTTGTTTTATAAATATGAAGAAGAGGATGATGAACGTGGAAGAAGAATCAGTTTATCTTCACATTGGCAATGGCGGCGTAGTTATATCGGCTGGTAAGGATGATGCTGGTTATCTAGTTTTGAGCATAAGGGTGCATCACTTCAATCAACAGACCAATCATATTCAAATTAATACAAGTGCTAAAGGATTGAAAGAAATCGGGCAAATGCTTATTGCTGTATCAGAAAAGAAGTACAGAGAAGGTGAGATTAAAGCAGATTTGGTGAGCAAAGAACCAAATGTTGAATGTAGTGGATCTTTCTCCGGTTCGACCGAATAATCTTAACGAATGTGGAGGTCGTATAGGGTTGAAGAAATCAGACCGATGGATATACCTCTTATACACATCAATGTTTATAGCATACACAGGGATCATTTATTTAACTTATTACTGGAGGTGATAGAGATGGATGATGTAATCAGAGTGAAGATTGATAATGGATATGCCATGAAGCATAGAGGACCATTACCGACGGAGGAAGTACAAGAAAAAGTTCTTAGTGCTGCTGGTTGTTCAGCCATTTGGGATGATCCACAAAGTGGAGATAGAATATTCTCGGTTGAGAGGATGCCAGAAAATATGCTGATGTTCGGGATTAAGTGGATATTAGTTTAGAGAGAGGTGAAAACAATGGCAGGAGGTAGACCAAGTAAGTATTACTCGAACGTTGAACCTAAACTCCTGCTCATTGAAGCATGGTGCAGGGATGGTTTAACTGAAGCTCAAATATGTGACAATCTTGATGTGAGTCAAGAGAGTTTCATCCAGTATAAGAAACAGTTCCCTGAATTGGTTGAAGTCTTAAAAAAGGGTAAGGAAGTAATCGACATAATGGTCGAGAATGCGCTACTTAAAGCAGCTCTTGGTTATGAGTATGAGGAAACAAAGGAAACGGCTGATGGATTTGAGAGAGCAAAGAAGGTGGCACATCCAAATACAACAGCACTTATATTCTGGCTGAAGAACCGCAGACCTAAAGAGTGGCGTGATAAGCAAGAACTGGAACACAGCGGTGGTGTGAACTTCGTTGTGAACCGAAAGAAGGTGATGCCAGATGCCGGAGATTAACATAGACATCGACATTGACGGGATAATGAACAAGTGGGCGCACAAAATCATAGACGATCATAGTCGTTACCTAGTGTTGTATGGTGGTGCTGGTTCTGGTAAGAGTGTAAGCGCAGCTCAGAAGATGATTATCCGCATGCTAGAGGAACAGAAACATAAATTCCTAGTCGTACGGAAGGTAGCGAATACACTTCGTAACTCGGTATTTTCCCTATTACGGGGAACGATTTCTGACTGGGGATTGTCTGAACTATTTAAAATTAATAAATCAGACATGGATATTACCTGTGTCAACGGAAATCAGATTATATTTGCTGGGCTTGATGATGTAGAAAAACTGAAGTCTATTCATGGAATAACCGGAATGTGGTTAGAAGAAGCTTCTGAGATTCTACAGGAAGACTTCCAACAGCTTGATTTACGTTTGCGTGGTCAAACAGCTAATTACAAGCAAATAATGATCAGTTTCAATCCAATCAGCATTACACATTGGTTGAAAATGGTCTTTTTTGATGCAAAGAAAACAAATAGTACCGTTGTACACACCACATACAAAGACAATATGTTCATTGATGAAGAATACAAGGGAACATTGGAGTCATTGAGGGAGCAAGACCCATACTATTACACGGTGTACGCCCTGGGAGAATGGGGGGTACTTGGTCAAACGGTATTCAATGCTCAGATTGTGACAGAGCGTTTAATGTGGCTAAAAGCAAACAACAAGGTAGTAAAGCGCGGGCGGTTCGTTTATGACTACGTTCATGAACAGATCATCGTTGATTCCATTAAGTTTATGCCTGACGAAAACGGACCACTGACCATCTACGAGGAACCGATCAAGGATTACCCATATGTGATAGGCGGAGACACGGCAGAGGGCGGTTTTGACTCATCCGTAGGCCAAGTGAGGAACAACATTACTTGGAACCAAGCAGCTGTGTGGCGTGACAGAGTAGATACTGACTTGTATGCAAAGCAGATGTTCTGCTTAGGTCATTATTACAACAAAGCGCTGATAGGCATTGAGACCAATTTTGACACCCATCCTCACAAGGAATTAGAAAGACTAAATTATCCCAAGCAATATATGAGGGAGACGATAGATAAGTTCACCTATTCCACACAACAGAAATTCGGATTCGTGACTACCAAGATCACGCGACCTATTATCATTGCTTCCTACGTACAACTGGTAAGAGATCATATGTATCTGTTTAATGACCTACCTACATTGGAAGAAATGTTAGTGTTTGTACGTGATGAGAAAGGTAAACCGCAAGCGCAGGATGGAATGCACGATGATTTGATTATGGCTGATGCCATTTGTCAAGAAATACGAGGACAGCAAACTACGCAAATACCTAAATCGTTGCCAAGCATCAAAGACTTACCTCCGGATCTACAAGAGGATTACGCAAAGGCTTCACCGGACATGAAAAAGTATCTCGCTGATAAATGGGGATTGAAAGTAGGTTGATGAGATGGGCATAAAGGATGTGATAAAGAAGATGAAAAAGACTGTGGTCAAGGTACAACGTCCTAAGAAGCTGATAAAGTGGCAGGAACGCTTAGAGGCAGCTAAGAGTGGACAAGACTTATCTTTGATGGATAAGCGCGAGTTTCTATACTTAGGCGACAGACATGTTGAGAAAAACATTAACAGTGTAAATCAGCCAAAGAAACAATCAAACAATATCTGGAACATTGGATTTGAGTTCATCGAGTCACAGGTAAACAACCAGATCCCAATGCCTACGGTGAAGAGTAAGCGTGAAGGATTCGATACCCAAGCAGCCATGATAGCGGACAGTATATCCAATGACATTAAAGAGTCAGATATTGAAGCGATAAACGACAGGAACGAACGCATCACGCCTCTTCAGGGGTTTTCGATCATCGAAGTCGCGTGGAACCCTAACTTTAAGCACCATCTGTACCGTGGAGAGATTGAGCTCATTGGTAGACATCCGAAACAACTGGTCACACAGCCTAAGGTATACAACTTACAGAAGATGGATTACTTTTTTATCCTCTCAGATGTAACAAAAGACTATGTACAGCGGCGTTATAAGAAGGATTTGTCTGGTGAGGAAGAACAGTATCCAGAGAATACACGCCTATTTGACACAGACCAGAACTCCAGTGGATCAGCAACATCCGCCCAGGACACAGAGGAAGAACCATTAACAGAAATCGTGTGCTGGTATAAGGACGAAGACGGGGATATATGCAAGTATGTGTGGATTAATGATACTGAGCTTGAAGATTTACCTAAGTTCTTCTACCGCAGAAATAAAGATGGCACATACATGGAAACTGAAATTTTAGATCGTGACATCGTAGATGTGGATGGCAGGCCGATTGCCTATAAGGGCGAAAAAGTGCCAATGTTTATACCATCCCGATATCCGGTGAGTGTACGCATCAACGTTCCACGAAACTTTCACTTTGGTGGACAGAGTGACCTTGATGTTATTGGAGATCAGCAAGATTCCATCAAGCGAGTCGTACACAAGATGGAAGAGAAGATCATCAAAGGCGGTTCACTCATTAAAGCCCTAGAGGATCATGACAGACTCAAAATCACGGATGAAATATACCAAATCATCAGAGGTACGCAACAACAGTTAGCAGCCATTGACACGCTTGACCTTACTGCTGACATAAGCAAGGACTTATTGTACTGCCAAGAGCAATATAGAATCGCTCAGAGCATGCTAGGCATCACCAATAGCTTCCAAGGTAAAGAAGACGTCACGGCAACGAGCGGTAAGGCTAAGCAGATACAAGTACAGCAAGCATCAGGACGACTCAACTCCAAGATGTTCAATAAGAACGTTCATTTCAAGGAGTTATTCGAAATCATATTCGAACATAAGATTGCCTTCTATGATGAGATACGACCATATCTCGCACAGGATATTGAGGGTAATGATTCCTTTGGTGAGTTTGATAAATACCTGTTACTACAACGAGATAAGCGCGGAAACCTTTACTGGAACACAGATTTCCTCATTGGCACAGATGGCGTATATGGACTACCGAAGGACCCGATGTTCATGTATGAGCAGACTATGGCGTTATTCAGTGCTCAGGCAATTGACGTACAGCAGTTGTGGACCGTCCTAGAAGGTTTACAGTTCCCGGCAGCGAGTCGGATCAAGCAACAATGGTCTGAAAAGATGAATCAGCAGGAACAAATGGCTCAAATGGAGCAGATGATAACTGAGCTTCAACAGCAGATTGAGCAAATGGGCGGTGAGAATCAGCAATTACAAGGAGCGTTGGAACAAACTTCACAGAGTAACGCACAGGCTGAATCAGATGCTATACAAGCAGCTAACGAAGGACAGCGACAACAATATGAGCAGCAGCGCCAGCAGGAAGACAGTGCTCATCAGAAGGCTATGGATATAGCTAAATTACAAGTTGAGGCATCGAAGGTAGCTCAGACTGGTAGACAGAAGGAATCAGCATGAAGATAAACCTTACCGCTGAAAATTTGATTGATTTTATGGCCGTTTATTCATGTTGTGATACAAGACAATTCGTATATAAAAATGAACTACAGAAGTCAACAGAGGTGCTATGCACGGAATGTGAAACTCCAGTAATGTTTCGTGGTTCAAACGGGTTATGGTATTACGCTGGTAACAAAGTATTTGAATAAATCAGGACGCTCCTAGTCGTAGGGCGTCCTTTTTCATGCCGATTTTCGGGCTAACTTATCTGAAAGGTGGTGAGCAACATGGCTAATAATGGCGGCGGAGGTTACAAGGTTCCTAACTCTTCTAGTGGAGTAGTTAAGGCACCAAACGCAATTATCAAGAATCAAGGTTCACCAAAGAAAACAACTGGTGGAGATTTGAGAGCAAAGTAACAACAATCGCAGGGTGGGCTGTAGCAACAACCACAGAAGGAGTGACCTTATGAATAAAATAAGCAGAAAAACGGTAGAAGTCGCTGACCTACCTAGACGATATCCGATGAATCTCCAACTGTTCTCAGAAGACGGAACGCCATCTTTGGAGGATAGTCCAGAGTATCAATCAGACATGAACGAGTTTGATAGCAAAATGCAAAGATTCATGTCTGAACGGGAATCGCCTACAAATGAAGAACCAACTGAAACTGTAGAGGACTCTGAACAAGCAGAAACGCCGGAGGTCGCTGAACCGGAAGAGAAGCCTAAACAGGACTCAGAGACGAATAAAGCTTTCCAAGAGATGCGCAAACAATTAGATGCGGAGAAAGCGCGCGCCGCAGAAGTTGAAGCAAGAGCAAAGAAAGCAGATGAGCTCATCGCCAAACAGTATGGTGAGAGTCATGGAATATATACCGTAGAACAATATGAACAACGTTTACAGGAAGAAGAAGAACGCGCCAACATTGAACGTTATGAGGGCGCAGGATTAACACCTGAAGAAATTCAGATGTTGAAAGAATATCCTCAACTCAAGCAATCATCGACTGCTGAACAAGAAGCTAGACGCTCTCAAGAGTTGGAGCAAGGATGGGTAGAATTGTTTGAAAAGTTCCCCGACCTTGGAAAAGCGGTGGAAGATCAGAATCAAGAAGCCGTTAACTTGTTCTACAACGACAAGATGAAAAAGGAAATGGAACGCGGAGCTTCACCTTTAGCTGCTTACTTAAGTGCAAACTTTGACGCGGTATTAGAGAGCCGCCTAAAGAACGTACAGGAAGCCGCAAAGCAGGAAGCACTGGATAAGCTCAACAGCAAGGAACACTTAGCTCCTAATGCTTCAACGGGTGGCGAAGTTGACCATGTTGAGATTGATGATGAAACTATGAGGGCTTACAGAGCCTTGAACAAAGGTAAAACCGATGCGCAAATACGTGCATGGCATAAAAAACACGCTAAATAGGAGGCAATAACATGGCAAACGCACCAGGATTTAGACCGAAGATGCGCCCGGGTATGGGTGAACTTCCTTTCGAATATTTACTTTTAACCGATGCAGAAGGCGCAACGCTTGGCGAGGGTCTTGTGTTGACTAGTGGACGTTTGACGAAAGCAGGTCCAACAGTGAAACCTCAGTTTGTGTCAGTACGCACCCAAACGGCTGAAACAACAACCGTTACACCACTCCCTGTATGGCGCGTAGACGCGTTGCAAGAGTGGACAACACAATCTACAGCGACGGTTGCCGCAACGCTTAAAGGCGCTAAGGTGACGCTACACACGGACGGTATGAAGGTTACTGCAACGACAGCAAGTGGCGTATTTGAGATTGACGATACTGATGGAGCTACCACGACATCCAATGTCAGTGGACGCTTTGTATAAGGGGGCTAACTAGATGATATTTTCTAAAGCAGCAGGACTAAATGATTCTGTGTTCGGTAAGTCGCAGGAGCCAATTAAAATGATGTTGACCGATCAGAAGGAAGCATTCGAGTCTGAGTCCGTCATTGATAAAATCTTCTGCATGGATGAGACAGGTAACTTTGCTGAGAAGTACACTTATGAAACATCTTTAGGTGATTTTGAAGCAGTAGGAGAGCAAGGAGCCTACCCTGAATCATCTTTCCAAGAAGGATTTGCTGCAATCGTCGAACCGGATGAATGGAAACTACAATTCTCCGTTACTCAAACGATGATTGAAGATGCGAAGATGGGTAAAGTGAAGCAAAAAGCGTACGGATTTATGAAGTCATACCACCGTGGCCGTGAAAAGTTTGGTCTTGGTATTCTAAACAATGGTACAAGTTCCTCTATGCTGTTTGGTAACAACAATAAACAGTTTGATATTCGTGGTGCAGATGGACTGGCTCTTTTCAATACAGCACATCCTTCTAAAACAGGTGGATATGGAACACAATCCAACTACATCTCCAACCCGTTCTCCTACGATGCTCTTTGCCTAGCAGAAGAATCTATGCAGTACATCCGTAACGACGATGGCGAGATCATGGACATTAGCCCTGACACGATCATCATCCCATCTAAGGCGCGCATTAAGAAGTTGGTGTTTGATGCCATTGGCGCTGAGGAAGGATCGCCGAACACAGCTAACAACTCCTTCAACTTCCAATATGGTCGTTGGAATGTAATTATGACTCCTTACCTTAACAACACTGCAGGGATCACTGCTGGTACTGATACTTGGTATTTGGCTGACTCTAAGTGGATGGAAATGTACGAAGGATTGATCTTCCTTGATCGTATTCCTTTGAACGTTCGTTCATATGTGGATGAAAAAACCGATGCTAACATTATCAAGGGTCGCGCACGTTGGGTGGCTAAACCTAACAGATGGAACGGAATTCTGAAAGCAGATCCGGGACTTTCCGGGACTCTGTTAACATAGGAGGGATCATATGCCAGCAAGCTCAGGAACAACCAGCTTTACAGGACTGGCACTTGGTGACAACGATCTATTTACAGGCGTACTTAACGGTACGTCTGTTTTTGATCCTGCATCACTTGCAACGTATACCGGAACATCATCCAGCGCTATCACAGTTGCTGGTGCAGCACTAGGAGACTTCGTAATCGTGACTGCGCCATATAATTTGGCTGGAATCATTGCAAGCGGCACTGTTAGCGCTGCAAACACAGTCGTTATTACACTATTCAACGCCTCAGCCGCAACAATTGACCTTGCATCTGGTGTATGGAAAATAAAGGTGCTGAAGGGGTGACGCATATGGAACAGCGTAGCACTTGGGGCAATGCTGTTGGCAACACTTCGAGAAAAAAGAATAAACTCCCCTTCAGAGGATTCCAAAAAGAAACTGATGATATGAACGAATCACAACGTAAAGGTGTCCAAGTCTGGAATGAAATGGTCACTAGGTTGATTGAAGTTGGAGAGATGAAGGACAAGTAGAAGGGGGCTATAGGCTCCCTTTTTTTACTTTAGGAGGGATAAGATGTTAGTACCTATTGAACTATTAGAATCTCAAATTAGTCGAACAGAACATCAATTACTGATGCATCTGATCATTGAACAAAAGGAAACGAATAAGTTACTTCAACAATTGGTAAAACCACAACCAACAAACCGAAAGGCGGTAAATAAATGACCGGACGTGTAGCAGTTGAACCATTTTCAAGAGCTGTATCCGTTACACCGAGTGATACAACTTTAATCGCGCCCTCTAGGGGTATCATGGCATCCGGAGGAACGGAATTAGCTATTGCATTTCAAGATGGAAGTACCGTAATACTCACTAATATTACTCCTGGATACATTTACCCAGTGTCAGTAGTAAAGGTATTGGCTACCGGAACCACAGCGACAGATATTATCGCATTTTATTAAGGCGGTGACTCATGCTAGTACAAGAAATTGTTGAAGAAATCATAGAGAAACTGCCAGAGAATAATGTGCCTGTTGTCTCTATCTTACGCAAAGTTACTCAAACAAGAGATAGACTTATGCGCAATGTGAGCTCGTCACAGGCTCAATCAGAGGTATTGAATCAAGCTTTTGATGTGACTGTTGGGAATGGGTTGTTTGATCTTATATGCCCTCCTGGTAACATCACAGAGGTTGTGATACGTAAATCAATCTACAATAATCAACCGTTCATGGATGATCCTTCTGATTGGATAAGAGTACCATTGAAACCCTTTAACGATCAGGAACGTGGACCATATTACTACTTAGTCGCAGGACAAATAGGGATATTCCCTCCACCTGCTTATGACATCTTTTATGGATTTAAAATGTTCTATACTCCTGCTATTGGTGAACTAACCATGGATGATCTAAATAGTGGCAGTGGATTTGATCCTGATTTTGATATGTTGCTGGTGTACGGTGTTTTACGAGACTTAATGCCAGAAAATGAAAGTTTTGAGGTTCGGTATCAGCAAATATATAACGAGTACCGAAGAGCAACAAACGATTACGTACACTTTGTTGTACAGGAAAGTTGGTGATACCATGACAAATCGTTATCCTTGGAAAGAAAACACGAGCCAAAACACTGCAGACCAAGACGATCCACGCTATGAGACTCCGGGCGGTGCAGCAAACAAGATCGAGCAGTCATTACAAGATTCGAAGGAATACACAGATGAATCACTACTGGCATATGAAGCCCAGACGATGAATATTGCAGATGATGCGGTGACGAGACCAAAGATTGCGCCGGGCGCAGTGGGAGCTACAGAGCTTGATCAAACACTCTTGGACTACACTACTGATATTGCAGTGGCGGCGAAGTTTAATGAAGTTGATTCGCAGTTGGCGGAAACAGTTGAAGAATTAGCATTGAAGGCAACGAAGCATGAATTAACTATCGGATTAGCGCCTAAAGCAGATCAATCTTATGTGGACACACAATTCGCTAATATTGTAAGTGGAGCACCGAAAGGGACATATACTACTCTGGCTGCATTACAAGCCGCACTACCGACGGGTGCAGAGGGTACTTTTTTAGTTTTAGCAGATGGTAATTGGTATTACTGGAATGGAACTGCTTGGGCATCAGGAGGTGTCTATCAAAGTACAAAGATTCCAGAAAAATCTATTGGTATAAAAGAAACCAAGTATTTAATGGTTGGTGGTGTGCCATCAACTAATTTATTCGCTGGATGGGAATTAGGTCTAATTGATTTTACAAACGGATCAAATATTACAGGTACTAGCAAGATAAGAAGTGATGATTTTCTTATTGTAGATCCTAGCACAACGTATACCATAAGTGACCCAGAAAGCTTAAGTACATTGGCGGCGAATGCACAGGTTTTATTTGAGTATGATGCTAACAAAGTATTTATCAAGTATGTAAACATCAACGTTCATACAGTAGCGCTGTACACAACATCATCAACCTGTAGGTACGTTAAATTACTGTCTCAGACAAACGGGTCTGGTGGATATGTAATAGGTAATTACACTACCTTCAAAACACAGGTAGAGGTTGGAACAACAGCGACTCCATATACTTCGGGATTACCAAAAATAAATACGGATGGACTGAAGGACGGTATCGTAACAACCCGAAAGTTAGCCGAAGGCATAGTAACTCCAAGTAAAATAAACTGGCGCAGCACTATTTTGTTAAACCCTAAGTTAGTCGCAACACCAACTACGGTGTTAAGTTATTCAGATACAATTAAAGGCAGTTTAAGCGGATTCAAGCATTGGGGAATAAAACTGAAGCCTGTAGACAAAACCTTTAATACTATTAAATTAGATATAACGCTTCCAGTTACTAATGAAGAGATACTTCTTGTAGTAAAGGTCAGAAACGCAACACAAACAGTCACATTAGCGCAGGGTGTAAATAAACTTAAAGCAGTAGATGTAAATGGTAAACTCCTGATTGTCTTAAATGCTGATGTTAATGCCATTAGTGGGTTAATTATTGAAGTGTATGGTAAAACTCAATCGGGTGTAGTTCAAAATTTAGTCATAGGTCAAACTAATAACTATGATTCGAATATTAATGCAGTTTATTACTCAACTGTTGGCGAGGAAGATGTTTCCTTGACTGCGGCAGCGGCTGGTTATAACGGATTCAATTATGAACTATTCAACCTGACTGGAAAAGAAATTGTTAATGAACCATTCGTTAGCAAGTCCAGCCTAAATAATATGCTAATCGTTGATAAAAACGGTAACGGTGATTTTAAGACGATTCAGGCAGCGGTTAACGCTGCGAATGATAGTTTGAGTAATCCTGTAACAATTATAGTTTATCCAGGGATTTATTTAGAATCTGTTTACGTTGGTGGCGGAAGATTTTTATCTATAATTGGAATAAATAAAAAAGAGTGTATTATCAAATCTACATCAGGGTTGTATGAAGATGCTCCATTAGAGATTGCAGGTAATTGTTATATTGAAAATATGACCTTGATATCAATCTTTAGTGTTTATCCAACAGAACTTACAGGTCACAAGGCTTATGCAGTCCATGTGGACTATGCTGGTGAAGGTGTAGTTGAGTTTAACAACTGTCATTTAAAGTCTAGTTGCTCAGCGGCAATCGGGTCAGGAACACAGAACAATCAGACTATTAAGTTCAGAAACTGCCTGATCGAATCAGACACACCAAGTGAGTTAACAACATCACAGTATGGTGCTGTATTTTTTCATGCTTCAACGGTTACAACTGCCGTAAACCAGCAGGTAGAGATGCATAACTGTATTATTCGATCAACCAACGCAAATACAATGTGGCTTGCGGACGTAAATGGAGCATCAGACATTTATTTATCGTTTTACAACAACATGTTTTGGTCATCCATAAACAGTAAATCAGACAGTTCAATTGCTGTGTACGGATCCAAAGTGCATATCACTGAGGACAGCTATGGAAACAATGTGGCGAAGCTTAATAAGTAGACTTTTGGATATAACTACCAATCAATTCTATATAGAAGGGAAAATGGGGATGTTATATGGAATATTAGGATTCTTACTCGGAACCGTTTACGGTTCTTTTGGAGTATGGTATATGCGATTGCGAAAAAGAGGCTGATCCACTATCGAACCATACTGTGCAACTCCAATAAAACCTCCGGTAACTATCCGGGGGTTATTTGCATTAGAAGGGAGGCTTACCATGACACTACCATGGCGCGGAACCACGCCGGAGATTGCGAGCGAAGATGACTCCCGGTACGAAACGCCGGGAGGGGCACAAAACAAAGTCAATGTATCACAGGAGTATTTGCTTCACTTGCTTAAGCTTGCGGTTACAGGGCTGAGTAATGGTTCAGAGGCGGCGATAGCGCGGAACAGTACGCCGTATGGGATTACCTATGATTGGTTAAAGGATCGGCTGGATGCTGCAGACAAACGGGACATAAGCGTTGAAAAAAATTTAGGATCTAGCTCCGTAAATGTTAAGAGCCCTCCGATTCCATTAAATGCAGCAATTGGTGATAATGTTGCTGATGATGGAACTGCTATCCAGAATATTGTTAACTATGGGATGTCTGTAGGAAAGAATATCTATTTTCCTGCAGGAGTGTACAAAACCAGTGCCACTATCACCATGGATAGAAATGTGGAAGGTCAGCAGGAACGCATTAGTTTGTATGGAGATGGCGCAGGGTTATCTATCTTCAACTACACCGGATCAGACGTTTTCCTAGATATGATTGGGTCGTTAATACCTAACCAGACATTAATCAGCAGTGCAGGTTTATCTTCGTACCAAAATATACGTGACTTGGGTTTTAGTGGGAACAATTACTTAGGAACAGCGATCAGAACATCAAACAACAACCATTTCAAAATGACGAACGTAAAGATCTTTGGTTTCGATTTTGGTATGCACATGATCGATATGGAGCAAAGCATGTTTGAAAACGTAAGTATATCATGGTGCCAAAAAGGGATGTTGTTCGAACAAAAAACGCCATTTGATTCCTATAGCACAAGACCTAACATTCTCAACTTTTATGGATGTATTGTAGGTGCTTGTTTGCAGTATGGAATCCATACAAAAGGTGGGACTGAGTTCAACTTTGTTGGTGGAATGATAGCGAACAACGGATATAATAACTCAAATAACATGAGTGATTTTTCATGGGGAATAAAGGTTGAAGACGCAGGATATCAAGGTGGGGTTGCTTGCAATCTTATAGGTGTATATTTCGAGGATAACGCTGGAAAATCAGACGTGTGGTTCCAAAATAACGCAAATGAAACCCCAATCATCAATGATTCTGTTTATAACGTGCAAGGATGCAGTTTTAATCGCGCAAATAATTTATACTTCTCTAAGAATAACATCTTATGTACTTTTTCTAGTGGTGCAGGAGTTCAAAAACTGTGCTTAATGGGTTCAAGTTTTAAGTATTACGGATCATATGTACAAAATGTTGGTAGAAAAAACATTGAATTTGATGGATCTGTATTAACCGCGACGAGAGAAAATTTTGAGTCCATTGGTTGCATATTCAAATCTAGCATAGAGGGAATGGTAGTTAACACAATTGCCAAACCATTCATCGAAGCATCTAAGACGACTCTGCAATCCATTACAAGCGGTTCTTGGCAGAAATGGCAGCTAAACACGGTATCCATCCAAAAAAATGGTGACATGTCTTTGAATACTTCAACCAACGTTGTCAATATCGCTGAATCTGGTGTGTATTCCTTGAGTGCTAATGTCATATTTTCAGCAAATGCTACAGGAAAAAGAGGTATTAGAATCGTACATTCTGTTTACGGGGTACTATCAAATGTATACGTAGACGCAGAAACGACACAGTTTGATTTAACGGTGTCCACAACGAGGGTTTTATCTACACCTGGTAGTGTTTATGTGGAAGTGTACCAATCAAGCGGATCTGGTTTAAACATAAATGGTGCTGATAGTTCTTATACAGTGCTTAATGTAACGAAAATCCAAGATATGTAGGTGGTAAAATGAACTTACAACAAATCATCAACGAAGCTGACCTACTGGTCCCAAACGAAGTACCTATATCCGACAAGGTAATGTGGCTGAACGCACTCAACCAAGACTTTTTCAACGTAGTCAAAATACCACGGGTGATATCACTCAACCCATTAGTAGATCAGTCCACATACACGCTATCAGCTGAAGTAAGGCTGAAGAATATCGACCTCCTAACGGTGGGGCTAATCAAGTACAAGGAGCTACTACCAACCGCACCTAACCCGTTACAGAACACATTTACATTCGACGACAGCACACATACTCTGACATTGCGTCCTGCACCGTATAGCAGCGGTTTGCAGGGCGTATTACGTTACAGTAGGATTGCTACAACCAACTTTACTGCAAGCAACCTGAGCGCGATTCCAGATGCTCCTGAAGAGTATCACTGGACGTTCATACCGGGGCTTGCATCATTCTTGGCGAGTGCAGTTGATGACGATGTTAAATCTAGCCGTTACGAAGCACAGTATAAGACAGCATGGAATAAGGCAGCCCAAAACTACGTTGGGAGTGTTGCGCAATGAGTAGGCTGATTCAGTACGAAATACCAGAGCTACGCGGACCGTTGCCAGGAATACAAGAACCTATCAGTATCCGGCAGTGGCAGGGATTGAACACCTTCGATCCTTACAGCATTGCCGAGTCACAACTTACCGACATGTCCAATATGAGCACAAGTGATTACCCTGCCCTCTCAGTGAGGTCGGGGTTTTCTGTTTTAGGTACGTTTGGCAGCAGAATATTAGGAATGGGCGCGTGGAAGAGCGAACTGCACGTTATCGGAAATGATGGGGGCTGGCATCGGTGGAACGGCAGCACATGGACAACGATACTCACTGGACTTGATACGTCAGCTGAGTGGTCTTTTACGGTGTTCCAAGGTGATGAGTGGGCTGATATTAACCTAATCGGTGTCAATGGTATTGTTGCTAAGCGCTATGATGGCTCAACAGTCGTTGATCTTGCAGGAGTTCCAGCAGGAGCTAAATATATAACCACCTATGAGAATCGCATGTGGGTTGCTTTTAAAAACGAAATACGCGCCTGTGCCTTGGATCAACCGGAGAAATGGGATCTATTTGAAGGTACTGATGAGGATAGCTACGGTAGAGTGATTGAAAGCACGCGTGGTGAAAATGTAAACATGCTGAATGGCAGTCTTACAAAGCTAACCATAGGGATGCCTAACAGCCTACACGAACTATATGGCGGCGTACCTTCAAGCTTCGTCACAAAGCTCATTACCGACAACGTTGGAGTGTTAAATAACAAATCTGTTTCGGCACAAGATGGTATCATGCGCATCATCGACCAGAGGGCTATATACGATTACGCTGGCGGTAACCTTCCTAATCAGGAGTTTTCGCAGATTGTGGGTGGTTATCTGAATTCGATGGATGCTAATACTTCCGCTGGATCAGACCCGGATCTAATGTATTTTCGCACACATACCAATGAAATCATGGTTTATGACTCGCGTACAGGTGTAGGCTGCTGGAGTAGATGGACTAACATTGATCCTATGTTCTTCCTGCTGCTGGATGATGTTATGTATATCGGGGATAGCTTAGGTCGTGTACTGAAGCTAGGTTCATATCCAAACGATGCAGGATCGCCTGTAAGCTGGTCTTTCACCACCAAGCCATTTACCAACCCTACTATGTCACAGCGGCAACGGTGGCTTAAATTGTGGCTGTACGCTGAGATTCCAGTAGGAACAACCATTAACATCTATTTATCCACCACAAAGGATGGAAATGACTTCAACCTTGTGCACACCGTTACTGGATCAGGTACAAAGGTTGAGCGCATTATCATCCCGGTGCGTAGCGTAGTTCTCGAAAATACAGTCAGAGTTAAGATATCCGGCACTGGACCAGCGAAGATACATGAATTAGTACGCCAAATCAGACAGCTATCACTATTTTAGGAGGCTTATCATGGGTATATGGAAAATGTCACAGCTAAAAGCACCACCACAAACTAACGATGCAGGAGAACTGCGCGAGTATATTAAATACTTCTCGAATCAGATAGCTATCATGCTGAAGGATCTTGATTTTACTTTGAATGGAGATATCAATTTTCAAAATGTGAAAGCTAAGTCCATCACCGCTGACAGAATGAATGTAAAGGAATTATCTGCTATTGCAGCTGATATAGGCCACATCACAGCAGGATTGATCGAATCTATTGAGATTTACGGCTCGTATATCGCTACATCAAAAGATTCGTTTCCGCGTTGTGAGATGAGTTCAACAGGTAATGTATTTGCAGCTAAATCAAGTGCAGAACATTATATAGCTATTGAACCAGACTATGCCGGAACGCCAGCGTTGCAGTTTTTCTTTGCTGGTTCAGAGAGAGGAAGACTTAACGATCTGACCGGAACTATGGAGTTAACTGGAGTCGGAGGTCTAATATTAGGATCTGCCGGAGGAGACATTACAATGCTTCCTTCAGGACAAGTTACATTAGCTAATTTTTACAAGTTGTTAAATAATTCTACAGGTTTATCCCTTGGAGATGAATTGGATGATATAAAAGATAGACTTAGCGCCGGGGGTCTTTAAAATCTAATGGAAATTGTGGTATATTGGTGAAAATTGGTACGTGAGGGAGATTATTATGAAAAAATATTTCATTGGATTCCTTGTGGGTGCATTTTTCACCATATCCGCAACAGCGTTTGCAGATGATATTCAAAGCCTAGTGGGAAAGAAAGTTCAAGCTGAATACACAGTTGAAGTAAACGGAAAGGTTCTTAATACCGTGGTTGTTGAAGGAAAAAACTATGCCCCAGTAAGATCAATTGGCGAGGCTGCTGGATACGAGGTAACTATTGATGGAAAAAAAGTAATCTATAAAGAAGGTGAAGTCATGAACACATCAAGCGTTAATGAAAATAAAATAGCAGAAAAAATTGCAAATCTTAACACTGCTTTAGAAAATGCCAAAAATAAAGTTAATGAAACTAATGCTCTTATTAGCAAACTTAAAGAACAGTCTAAAACTGCTGATTCAGATAAAAGCAAGAAAAACTATGAATCTGCAATAGCTGAAAGTGAAATGAGACTGGCTGAGTATCAACAATCAGTAAATGATATTGAATCTAATATTGCAGAACTACAAAAGTAACCATTCAACTCAATTTTGAGTTCAATCATTCTTTAGTTTACAATTTGCACCTTTGCGGTTATTTATTATATTAACGAACAAAAAGACCTTACTCATAAGAGCAGGGTCTTTTTGTTTCCCCAACAACTGGGGAAAGCAGACATTTTGAATCGGAATGTCCGGATCACAGAAGACAGCTAATCAATTTTAAACGGATCACCGTGTTCTATATCTGCATAAGTCTCTAGTTTTACAAGTGGAACTTCATCAAGTAATGCTAAAAGTTTATTTTTAGCAATTTTTAACCTGTCTTCATAGAGAGGCAAATTCTTCTGGATAAACTCAATCTTTGCCTTAACGGACTCCGAATCATCAGGGTCAAAGTCCTTTGTAATAATATTTCTACTATGTGGGTTTATCTGAATTTGTTGTAAATCAAATTTAATTATAGATAGTTGCGCTGATGCATCATCAAACTTATCCTTTATTCGTTGGCAATTCTGTGTGAAATCTGTGACTCCCAACATGAAATCAACAGATTCATCGAAAATCTTAGGTAATAGAGCTAGAACTTCAAGCTTTGGTTCTCTTTGTCCTTGTTCAATTTTTGTATATCCAGACTGAGACATTCCAATAGAATTAGCTACTTCAGATTGAGTTAATCCCTTTCTTTCTCTTAGCCATTTAAGACGTGCGGAAAAAACATCCAAATAAATCTCTCCTATCTATTTACATTATGCCGATTTGGAATTATAATTTAGTTATAAATACCCCAATGTGGGATATAAGGTGGTGATAAAAAGTGAATTCTGCCCTTTATAAACTTCAGTATTTACGTAGAAAAAACGGCTTTAATCAAGAACAAATGGCTGAAAAGTTAGGTATGACAGTACATGGATACCGAAAGATTGAACAAGGTACTCGTAAGTTAACTTTAGAAATGGCAATGCAGATCAAAAAAATTGTTGGAGTAACCCATATTGAAGATTTATTAGACGCTGGGTAACCCAATATGTAATATTCTACATTTGTAAATTATTTTTTACAAGGAGGATTCAATGACCAAGTTAATCCTTAATGAAGAATGGAATCTTTATACCATGAATGGGCTTGCTTATTGCAGTAGTAAACAAGTTTCAGGTGAATTCGATAAAAGACATGACAACGTATTACAGGATATTAGGAATCTTGATTGCAGTGAAGAATTCCGGCTCCTGAACTTTCAGGAGTCAAATTACAAAGACGATCGAGGAAAAAAACAGCCGCAAGTTCTTATGACGAAAGATGGATTTACATTTTTAGCTTTTGGTTATCGAGGGACGAAGGCATCTCGTTTCAAAGAGGGTTACATCAAAAGATTCAATCAGATGGAACAGTTCATAATATCTCTTAATTCAGCCAAAGCAGATTATCCGGCGCTATCTGCTGCAATGAAAGACTACAAAGGCGATCCAAAACCTCATCATTTTGTTAATGAAGCTAATATGATCAATATAGTTGTGTTGGGAATGAGTGCAAAACAATTTAGAGAAGCGAACGACATACCGGATAAGCAATCAATAAGACCTTATCTGACCACAGAACAGATAAGAGGTATAGAAGAAATTCAAAGAGTTGATGTCGGCTTACTTGTCGCTGCAATTGACTATGATGAAAGGAAAAGAATACTAACGCAGTACTATGATAGAATGAGCGTGAAGAGAATAGCAGCATAAAGGAAGTGCATTTATGATTATTTTTTCTGATAGGTTGAAGACATTAAGAGAACAAATGAAGCTGAGTCAAGAGGAAATGGCTGCAGCGTTAGGGCTATCTCAATCGTATTACGGAAGATTTGAGAGAAATAAGGGAGAACCAAATCTAATGACATTAGTTAGGATTTCCGAAGCTCTTAACGTTTCGATTGATTACTTATTGGGATTTGATCGCGATAAAGGGATCATTAAGAAAGAAATAACAGTAGTTGATGATCTGGAAATCGAAGTAATAGTACGGAGAAAAGAAAAATCACCTATCCCCGACCAAGAGAATTAGGTGACACACTGACAATGAGGGCAAAGCCCTTACATACACATTGTACCATCCCCACATCACAGAGTAAACGGTCTTGCCCTCTACTACAGGAGGGAAATGATGCAAAATGTACCGAATACCTTGACACAGGGTAGTATCATAGACTCACTAGGTCCGATGGACACCGAAGGCTATATAAAGCTACGTGAAAAGGTTGCTGCAATGAAGGATATAACGTTCGAAAGCTTCATATTATCGCTTGACCGTATGATCGGACTTATAAACTAATCCAAGGGTGCTCCTAACAGGGCGCCCTTTTTATATACACTCTCATTCAAGGAGGTCTACTATGGCACAGAGTATGTTCAATCTCGATACGATCCGCAAGGCTAAGCAGTCCTATAAGGCTAATCCAACGACAGCGCCTAGCACAAGCTCACGCGTAAACCCTGTTCAAGCGATGTCACAGGCTACGAGCTTAGTGCCAACAAAGACTATGACACCTACTACAGCTGCAAGTGCCGCACAGAAGATGGTAGCGGCAACAACTACACCATCACGCACAGAGCAGACACTTGGCAACATATCTAGTGCTGTGAACACACCATTTACCTATGATGCTGAATCAGACCCAGCTTATCAGGCAGCTGTTAAGGCAGCACAGCAAAACTTAGCAGTGAATCAGAAAAACACTAACGCTCAACTCAGAGCCACAGGGCAAGGTAAATCCTCTTACTCCGAGACGGTAGCGAACCAATTGGCGAATCAAACCACTGAAAATATAGCGAATAACATTTTGCCGCAGTACGCGCAGCAAGCGTATGGAAGATACCAGGACAACATTGCTAATCAAGGTAACTTATACGGCCTACAGTATCAGCAAGACATAACCACGCCGCAGAATGAAGCACAGCTTACAGGGAACTATCTACCACCTGAAGCCAAGACGGCAATCAATAACCTATTGGGGCTTAAAACCCAAGCAGAGACGAAGGGGATCACCGCTGGAGAACGTTCTGTACTCAGTACAGAGGCTGATAAATTACGCTCACAACTTAAGTCACTTGGCATTGATCCAAGCTTCTACGGGGCTGATAAGACAGCAGCACAAGCTAGTTCAAACAATCCGGGTATCCGTACTCTTGCTGGACAATCTCAGGACTTATCTGCTCAGGCTCAAGCATTAGCTAAACAGGAACAAGAATACAACCAAGGCATTACAAACGCGCAGCTCACTGGAACGATGCCAGACGGATCCAAGACAACTGCCGAGCAACAGCGTCAGCTCACCAATCTTTGGACGGTGGCAGAACAAACAGGATCTATTCCCGATGGATTAGCTACTATGTATGGTCTGCCTAAAGGTACAGAGACGCTTGCAGCTAAACAATTTGCTCAGCAGTTGGCGATTAGTCAGCAGAATGCAGATTCGTCTTCCATGAGTGCTAGCAATTCAGCTAATAACGCAAACTTTAGTAAATTGATGGACATTTGGCAAGCAACCGGAAAAGCCCCATCAGGTCTTGAAGGATATGGTGTTAATCAAGGTACCGCATATACAACATCAGCAGCGAAAACAGCGACTACAAAAGCAGAAACAACAAAGACATACGAAGACTACCAGTCAAATATTAAAAAGGTCGTTGATGCTAATCCTAAAAATCCATCTGTGGCACAAGATTATATAAAAAGTCTGCCTGTATCTACTTACGAAAAATATAGAGCGTGGATCGCAAGTGGATATGAATGGCCTGATGATGTGGAGATACCAACAGCGGGGGAGTAAGTAGCCCCTCTGTTAGTGGGGCTTATACAAATTACTACAAAGCTGAAAAAGATGCCAAAGCGAATCCTCAGAACTATGCTACAGCTAAAAGCGCGGTATCTTCTGCCATAACTGCAGGTGGATATCCAGCTAACTGGATTAACGATGTTTTGGAGTTGGTAGCTAGAGAGTCAAGCTTTAATTCTAACGCTAAGAATCCTAAGTCAACAGCAGCAGGATTGTTCCAATTCCTCGATGGCACACGGAAAAACTACGGCGGAAACAGTGTGAACTGGTCTGACCCTTATGAACAAGCAAAGGCAGGGCTGAAATACATTAAAGATAGATACGGAACGCCTCAAAAGGCGCTAGAGTTTTGGGATAAAAATAAATGGTATTAGGGGGTGAGAAGGTGGCTAAGAGGTCCGCAGATGATTTTTTTAACGAAAAACAGCAGAGTTCTTCAGGTTCTAAATCAACTAAAATGTCTGCAGATGATTTTTTTAACCGAACCTCAAAAGAAATTAATGAAGAACTCAAAGTTAGAGAAGAAAAAAAGCTACTTGAAGGATCAAGAGCGATATTAAACAACACCATAAAAAGCGTCACAAAACCTATTGATTCAACGGTAACGTCACCAGTAGAAACACCGAAAACAGTAGACTTCAAACAAGATCAAGCCAATAAAAAAGCATCGGTTGCGGCGGCACCAGATCCGTTCTCTGGAAAAACACTGGCTCCAATCACACCTAACATCACCAATGACATTAGTTCTACGTTGCAGGGTAAAGTTCCAGCAGCTTCTCTATTGCAGCAAACAGGAAAAGGTCCTGCTAACGCTTCGCACAACTCCTTGAGAACAGAGTACGATATACGCGAAAAGGCTATCGATGATACAAATATTCCTGAAATATTGAAGCTACCGTCTCGCGCAATGAATAAACTTGCATTTGGAAACCCAGTTGGTAGATTCGTATCTAACTCATTTACAGGTAATAGCGGTGTTACACAGCGTGATTCTACAGGAAGTAAGGCAGCGGATAAGGTTACAGATATCATCAATGAGTTTGTAACGCCTCTACTCACGCCTACGGGCGCTCCTGTGGGTCAAGGGATCATTGGTAGTTCATATGACGCTACAGCTAAGGCACTCAGTGGCAAAGCTGGTCAGACGTTCTTGAAAGGTGCTAGTAAGGTGATACCAGGGTCGCAAAATGTAGCTAAAGTAGCTGCTACAGAAGGTATAGCAGGATCATTGCAAGGTGTAGGTTTCGGATTGCAACAAGGTCAAGATAGTGGAAATGAGATTGCTCGCAACGCATTTGGTGGTGCTGCTGCTGGTCTTGTTCTTGGTGGAGCCAGTGCAGCTTTGGGAGAACTTGGAACATCTTTGCTAAGTCGTTTTCGTAAAAGTGGTATCCCTGAATCTGAAATTGCAGAAATCGCACCTGAACTACTTGCTTTACCCGAAGCTAACCCTAGAACCGTGCGCAAGCAGTTAGCAGGAGAGATCAAAACAACTCCATCTGGTGACACAATATCGACTCCGTACACCTTCCGTTTAAACGAAGCAACGCCTGAAACGGCAGCGGCCACAGCGAATCGTCAAGCGATGAAAAACTATGATCCGATAGAACTTAGTACAAAGTACGCCCAAGACGTTATCGACGAATATAAAACACTGAAAGAAACGAATTCCAAGAAAATTAGCAACAAGAAGCTGTATGAACAAGCTAGACAAAACGTAGACACTAGACGTGTAACCGACTCTCCGATTGTAGAGAGTAAGCTTAAGGATACCAACATAAAAGCAACGGATCCTACGCCGTATACAGAGCCTGTGATCCGCAATCCAGTGCAAGAGTTGTCCCGTGAGCAGCAGATCCAAAACAAAGTGAATGCAGGGGAGTTTTTGCCGCAGGAAGATATTGATTTCTTGCTCAGTGGAAAGTATGACAAGTCGAAGGCTTTCCCTGATGAAACACCAACGACTTCAACATATGTTAAACCAAAATCAGAACTTGTTCCCAAAACGGAAATTAAGCCAGCTAAACCAAAGGCAAAGCTTAAACCAGTGAACAAAGAGGTAGCAGCAACTACAGAAGTGGCAGCAACCAAGAATGTTAAACGTGCCTTAGAAGTCCCCAAGGAAAACGTTCCTGCGAAGAAACAGGTTAGAGAGTCTAAGACCGAAGGTATACGTAGTAACTATAAAACTGTTCAGGAAAGCGGAAATATTTCACCTGAACTCAAATCTAGGGTAGAGGGTTCAAAAGCAAAGACGTACACAATATTTAAGGATGCCGAAGCTAATAGATTAGCTAATGAAAACGTAAAGAACATTGAATTGGCAGAATCAAAATTCTTTAATAATAAATATGAAGGTAAAGAGAGCATTGCTACCGGATACAGACTTTCTCAGGAACTTGATAAACTAGCTAATGCAACGAATGACGAAAACTTAAAAGAAGCTTTTT